CAACATCAGGTTCAACAGGAACAGGAGCAATAGATTTAACAGGATCAGGTTCAACTGGTTTTTGTTTTGTGACTGTTGGAGATAATAATAATGCTGGTTATGGGCAAATAGATTTTAATTTTGGAAGTCCATTTTTTTCAATTTCATCAGGTAATGCAGATGCTAATGGTCATGGAAATTTTGAATATTCTGTACCATCGGGTTATTTTGCATTATGCTCAAAAAACCTAGCGGAGTTTGGATAATGGCTTATACAAATATAGATAATCCAGAACTTTTTTTTCAAACAAAATTATATGCTGGTAATTCAACTGCAAGATCAATTACTTTTGATGGTTCTGAAAATATGCAACCTGATTGGGTTTGGATAAAAGAAAGAGATGATGCAATAAATCATTATGACTATGATTCTGTAAGAGGTGTTGATAAAAGATTACAACAAAATATAAATAATGCTGAATCTGATACTGACACAACTTGGTTTAGGTCATTTGATACTAATGGTTTTACAATAGGAACTGAAGACAATATAAATGATACAGGAGATAATTATGTAGCTTGGTGCTGGAAAGCTGGTGGCTCTGCATCATCAAACTCTGATGGAAGTACAACAAGTTCTGTATCAGCAAATACTACTGCTGGATTTAGTATTGTGTCTTGGACAGGAACAGGAAGTGCTACTACAGTAGGTCATGGATTAGGTGCAGTTCCTAAATGGATAATTGTAAAAAATAGAGATGATGCTAGAAATTGGAATGTTTATTACGGAGATGAAACAGATTATTTACAATTAAATAGTGATGGTGCAACAATAGATAATGATAATAAATGGAATGATACCGCACCTACATCATCAGTTTTTACTGTTAATACAAGTTCTGATACAAATAAAAGCGGAGATGCAATGATTGCCTACTGCTTTGCAAATATTAAAGGCTATTCAAAACTTGGAAGCTACACAGCAAATGGAAATGCTGATGGAACTTTTATATACACTGGCTTTCGACCAGCTTACGTTATGATTAAAAGAACAGATTCATCTCAACAATGGGGTATTGTAGACTCTAAAAGAGATGTAGATAATCCAGCACAATTTCATTTATTTGCAGAATCTAGTCAAGCAGAAGGTGGTGCAAGTTCTTATAACAATTTTGATTTATTAAGTAATGGTATAAAAATGAGATCAAATGATCAATGGACTAATGCATCAGGTGGAACTTATGTTTATATGGCTTTCGCAGAATCACCCTTCGTAAATTCTAATGGTATACCCAACAACGCAAGATAAAATTAATTAAGGAGAATAAATGGCATATATAGGAAAACAACCAGTAGTTGGAAACTTTCAAGTTTGTGATGCTATATCCGTAGTAAACGGACAGGCAGCATATACTATGCAAGTTGGATCTACTAATGTGGAGCCAGAGAACGCTAATCACATGCTGGTTAGTTTAAATGGTGTCTTACAAAAACCAGGTAGTTCTTTTACTATCTCTGGTGCAACAATCACTTTTGCTAGTAATTTAGCAACAGGTGATGTTATAGATTTTATAATTTTATTAGGGGATACTTTAAACGTAGGTACACCCTCAGATGATTCTGTAGGTGCTGCACAGATTAAAAATGATTTAATATCAGGAACTACAGCATTAAGTAGTGCACCAGATGATACAGATGAGTTTTTAGTTTCAGATGCTGGAACATTAAAAAGAATTGATTACTCACTTATTAAAGGAAGTTCAGATAGAATTAAATTAGGATCATCAGATATATCAGATGCTTCAAGTGTAACTTTTGATGTTTTTACAGATGATTATAGAAGCTATGAAGTTATATTTGATAATGTGGTTCAATCAGACCAAAGATATATTAGAATGCGACCAAGAAATTCTTCAGGTACTATTTCTTCAGGTATGTATTCTGTCGTTCAATCCTATGAAGATGCTGGGGGTTCACAAGCAAGAGATGACACACATTTAGCTGACAGTGATCATTTTAGACTTCACAATGGAAATGGACCAAGAAACAGCTCAAGTGCTGGTGTAGTTGAACCTTATGGACAATTATTACACATGACTATTGGAGATGTAAGAACAAGTGGAGAACCTTTTGTTTGGTCGCTTCATGGTTTTAATTTTGATTATGATGGAAATAGAAATGGTACAGTAACTGCTGCTGGAACAACACAATCAAATTTTGATGTTTATACAGGTGTTGAATTTGCTCCAAATGGATCAGGAACATTTGTTTCAGGTAGAATAACAATTTATGGTAATAAATAATGACAAAAAAAATTATAGTAAATAAAGAAAATCCAAATGGAATAACAGTTGATTTAACTGAAGAAGAAGAAAATAAATTAATTGAAGAAAATAAAATTTGGGAAGCTGGTGCTTATGATCGTGCTATTAGTAATTTAAGATTACAAAGAAATAAATTATTAGCACAAACAGATTGGATGGCTAACTCTGATGTAACTATGAGTGATGCTTGGAAAACTTATAGGCAGCAATTAAGGGACCTTCCATTTGGATTAGATACAGTTGAAAAAGTAGAAGCAAAACAATTTCCAGAAAAACCTTTGGAGTAATTAATGGCACTCAAGTTTGCTAACAACAACTCCCTATCGGCAATCACAAGTACACCTAGTGGTGTAGGTGGAGGATCATTAAATCTTATATCTACACAGACTGCTAGTTCTAGTTCTACAATAAGTTTTACTAGTGGAATAGATTCAACTTATAAACAATATTTGTTTAAATTTATAAACTTGCACCCATCAACAGATGCAGTAGCTTTTTTATTTAACATGAGTGTAGATAGTGGCTCAAATTATAATGTAACTAAAACAACCACAATTTTTGAAGCAAGACATACTGAAGATGGTGCTACTAGTGGTGTTGCTTATTCAGGTAGAACATTATCAGAAGATTTAGCACAATCTACATCTTTCCAAAGATTGGCTAATAATGCAAGTTCTGATAGCGATCATGGTGTCTCTGGATATATACATTTATTTGACCCATCTGACACTACTTTTGTAAAACACTATATAGGTCTTATAAGTGTTATAAATAATAATAATGGTGCTTATCAATACTATAATGCTGGATATGGTAATACAACAAGTGCAGTAGATGCTATTCAATTTAAAATGGATAGTGGAAATATAGATAGTGGAACAATAAAATTATATGGCATTAGTTAAATATAATAATAACAGTATAAGTGCTGTAACAAGTGCTCCTAATTTTCCTGCAGGTGCTATGACTTTAATATCTACTACAACAGCTAGTAGTGACTCTACAATATCTATTACAAGTGGAATTGATAATACATATCCTATTTATGTTTTTAAATTTATAAATATGCACCCAAACGGAGATGCAAAACAGTTTAAATTTCAAGCAGATACAGGAACAAATACATCTTATAATCAAACTCTTACTACAACTAGTTTTACTGCATATCATAATGAAGCTGGTGATTCAGTTTCTTTAGCTTACAGTGACGTAGATCATGCACAAGGCTCAGGATTTCAACATTTAGGTATTTCTACAGGAAATGATAATGATCAATCAGTATCAGGAGAGTTATATTTATTTGAGCCATCGAGCACAACATTTTTAAAACATTTTTTTGCAAGGTCATTAACTTATACTGCTAACAATCATGCTTACGATTTATATGTTGGTGGATATTTTAATACTACAACAGCAATAACAAGAGTTCAGTTTAAATATGACTCTGATACAATTGATTCTGGCACAATTAAATTATATGGACTAAAGGATAGTTAATGAGTATTGTAAAATTAAATAACAGATCAGTAAAAGACGTTACATCTTTTGGAAGTGTTGGTAGTGGTGCTATAACATTTATAAAAAAAATAACTGCTGATCAAGATTCTACAATATCTTTTGTTGATGGATCTAGTAGTGTTGTTTTAGATAATACTTATAAACAATATTTATTTACTTTTAAAAATATTCACGCACAATCTGATACAGTGCATTTTCAAATAAATTTTAGCACAGATAGCGGAAGTAATTATAATGTTGCTAAAACTACAACAAATTTTCAAGCTGCTCATACAGAAAGTGATAGTGAGGCTGTTATAGGTTATCAAGGTTCTCTAGATGGTGCACAAACAACTGGCGGAGTAGCAATTTCTAATAGTTTAAGTAATGATAATGATGGATCAACTAGTGGATATTTATATTTGTATAATCCATCTGATACAACTTTTGTTAAACATTATCACGCAACTTTTAATAATACTCAGTATCAAGATTATTCTACCAACTATTATGTAGCTGGGTACGGTAATACTGCTTCAGCTATAGATGCGGTGCAATTTTTAATGAGTTCAGGCAACATAGATGCTGGAGATATTTGTTTATACGGAATTAATTAAGGAGAAATAATGCCAAGATATCATAATATAAATGGAAACAAAGTACAGTTTACAGCAGCTGAAGAGGCTGCTAGAGACGCTGAAGAACAAGCGTGGGCAGATGGTGCTTTAGGAAGAGCACAAGCTAATCTTAGATCTAGAAGAAATCAACTTTTAGCTGAGACTGACTTCTATGCTTTATCTGATGTTACTATGTCAGATGACATGAAAACATACAGACAGGAGTTAAGAGACC